AGGCCAACTGTACATCGCACCCGTGCCTGACCAGTCTTACGCTATTGAAGTAGATACGGTCATTTTGCCCACTGCGCTGAGCTTGAATAACCCAACTCAGGTAGACAGCATTGTTGACCCGTACAGCACACCCGTTGCTTTCTACGCTGCTTACAAAGCCAAGTACAAAGAGCAGAGCTACGGTGAAGCTGAAATTTACAAGCAAGAATATGCCAAGCATGTACAGGCGGTTCTGAACTCGACCTATACACGCAGGATTCCTGACCCCTACTCTTCATTCTAACTATGGCAGCAGCAGAGCAAAAAAAGTCCTATGCTGTTATCAAGAACTTTGCTGGCCTCAACACCAAAGCGAACAGAACAGCCATCAAGGAAGAAGAATTCGCATGGATTGAAAATGCCATGCCTATTGGCTTTGGCAACATCAAAATTGTCCCCGCACAGTCTACAGTCAAAGATTCTGGCAATACTGCAGTGGCTTTTGCCAACACGGTTACATCGTTTGTATCCGCTAACATTGGTCTAAACGATTACATCGTTGGTTTTGAAGACAACGGTAGAGCTGAATACTTCCGTATTGACACAGCTGCTAAGGCAAATGTTGCCGTTACAGGTACATTTTCCAACACTGGCGTGACTGTTGCCCAGTACAAAAACGAGAGAATTATCATTGGTGACCCTAATAAGGGCGTGTCATCATGGGATGGCAACAATGTTGTCTCTATCGGTTCTGTAGGCGTTATTGGCATCACAAACCCCGGCAGTGGCTATGTTTCTGCTCCCAGCGTGACCATCAGCGCCCCCAACCAAACGGGTGGCGTGCAGGCTACGGCTGTTTCTACCATCACAACAGGCTCTGGCGGCATCTCTAGCATCAACGTCACTGCAGGTGGTGTAGGGTATACGGCAATTCCGGGTGTCATTATTGGTGCGCCCAATGTCACTGGCGGTGTCCAGGCAGTTGCTGTTGCCACAATCTCTGGTGGTGCGGTGGTAGCCGTGACTGTCACCACTGCTGGCTCAGGATACACAACTGCACCCAGTGTGAGTTTCTCTACTGGTGCGGCAGCTGCGACTGCGGTGATAAGTACAGGCCAAGTCAACACCATCACGCTCACAAATGCGGGTACAGGCTACACATCTCAGCCAACAGTGACTCTCTCTGCACCGCCTAGCGGTACTACTGCCACTGCTATTGCCTCCTACAACACCTTCAAGACGGGAACACTTGCTGTTTTGGTGACAAATGGTGGTACAGGGTACGGTGCTAGTGGCTCTTTCTCAGTGACATTTGCTGGTGGCTCTGGCGGTTCTGGCGCAGCAGGCACTGCCATTGTCAGTGGTGGTGCTGTTGTAGCCGTCATCATGACAAATGTAGGTTCTGGCTACACAGCAGCGCCTACAGTGAGCTTTTCTAGCGGTTCTGGCAGTGGTGCAACAGGTACAGTCATTCTCAACAGTGACACAATTGTGGATGTAGCCACATTCTCAGGCCGTACTTGGGTTGCGGCAGGGCGTACTATCTACTACAGCGCTGCAGGCTCGTACAGCGACTTTACAAGCGTTTCTGCGGGGTCTATTACCCTTACTGACTCCACACTGCACGGCAATATCCAAGGCTTGCTGTCTGCCAACAACTTTTTGTACATTTTTGGCGACGATAGCATCAACGTATTCTCAGATTTGAGGGTGTCCAGCACAGGTTCAACACTGTTCACAAACACCAACGTGAGTGCTTCTATTGGTACTAAACGGTTGTATGGGGTTTTCCCTTACTTCCGTTCTGTTTTGTTCATGAACGACTACGGTATGTATGCCCTCGTGGGTTCTACCACCAGCAAGATTTCTGACCAGTTGGATGGCATCTTTCCGTACATAGATTTCTCCCTGCCCATCACGGGCGGTCAGGTATTGCTTAACAACATTCTGTGCGCTGCCTTTAACTTTACTTACAACGACCCTACTAACAACAACACGCCCAGACAAATACAGTGTGTGTTTTTTGAGAAGAAGTGGTTTGTGACAAGTCAGGGTGGCTTGGACTACATCACATCTGTTCCTGTAAGCGGCCTTATTTCTTTGTATGGCGTAGACGATAAAGCGCTATACAAACTCTATGCCAGCCCTACTGCAAATGTAACCAGCACCATCAGAACTGCTCTTTTGCCTCTGGGTGACCCTATCCGCACCAAGCAGGCGCTCAAATTTGGTATAGAGGCAACCCTGACAAATACCGCCTCATTGACAGTGACAGTAGACAGTGAACAGGGTTCTAGCCCTATCTACACATTGACCAATGAGACGGTCTGGGTAAATAATGCAGGGACAACAATCTCATGGATTAACAATAGCAGTCAAGTGATTGCGTGGGTGTATTCGCAGGGATATTACCTTTACAAATCAGACGCTCAACAGTACGGAAAGTATTTAGGATTGACCCTAACTTCCAACAGTGCTGCTTTTATTTACAACACGTTCGAGATGGAACACGAATTAAGAGTGAGGTTCTAACATGGCTGTACCGTATACCTTTGGAACTGCAACAAGCAGTATTCCCCTATCCCAACTTGACACTAACTTTGCCACCGCAATTACGTTGGGCAATACGGCTGTTTATTTGGGAAACACAACCACCACACTGAACGGTCTGACACTGTCAAACGTGACCATCTCTAGTGGTAACGTGACGATTACTTCTGTGACGTTGGCTAACGCTAATATCACTGGCACAACTACTCTGTCAGGCCTCACCGCTTCTACAGCACTGGCACTGGACGCAAGCAAAAACATTGTGAGCGTTACAAACACGGGTACTGGCAACAACGTGCTGGCAGCAAGTCCCTCTTTAACGGGAACAGTCACGATTGCAACACTGAATCTGACAAACGCACTGGGAACAACTTATGGCGGTACAGGGCTTACATCCTTTACGGCTAATGGATTGGTTTACGCTTCTTCATCAAGTGCGCTTGCTACTGGTTCTGCGCTTACTTTTGATGGAACAAACGCTGTTTTTACGCCTAGTGGATATACAGCTATTGGCGCTAATAGTGCTGAAGCATTGCGAGTTACAACCAACAAAAATTTACTTGTTGGAACAACAACTGACTTCACTACCACCGTTCTTGGTGGCGGAGTGGCGGCTACAGGCTATGGTATTTATCCATATTTAAATAGTGTTGGGTCTGTAAATACAGCAAATTATCAAGGGATAATTTATAACACAGGAACATCTTTTTCAGGAGATAACGGGCTTACAACAAAAGCATTATATGGAATTCAATCCGTAGTTAATATTAAAAATGATGGTACTGGTGGAAGCAATAGTGTTTTTGGAGCCGCATTACAAGGCTCTTCTTTTGTGGAATCTTCTGCAACGGCGGCTCGAATAGCTGTTAGAGGCGCATCTATTTCAATTCAAAGAAATTCAACAAACGACTTATCTACAAACGCATCAAATAATTTGTATGGTATACAAATACTTGCAAGTCATATTAATACAGCACCTACGACCATAGTCACAAATCAACTATTTGGTTTACTTGGTCAAACCAATAATTCCTCTGGAACAGCCACCAGTCAAGCCGCAGTATTTGCAAGTATTGATGTTGCACCATCTACAACTTCTTTATCATCTACATCGCCTACTGCTTATAATTTTTATGCACAAAGATTTACTGTAGGTGCGGCATCAGGAGGCCCCGGTTCTGTAACCAATGGTTACGGAGTTTATCTAGCAGGCCCGACAGTCGCCGCAACTGGTACGGTTACTAATTACTACGCTCTTTACGCTGGCACACCAACAGTCACAGGTACGCTGACAAACCGTTATGGCGTGTGGATTGACGATACTGTTGCAACAAACTATTTTGGCGGCAGTGTAGGTATTGGTACAAGTAGTCCTGCTTATAAATTGGATGTTCGCACAGGGTCAGGCAATGCTTACATGAACGTAGGTAGAGCGTCAAAATCTGCTGGTCAGGTTGCTCTACAGTTAAGCGGTGGCACAAGCGGTACTGATTGGATTATTTACCAAGACACAAACGCTGATAATTTAAGTTTCTTTGGTAATTCAGCCACAAGAATGATTTTGACAACAACAGGTAATTTGGGTATTGGTACTACAAGTCCTACATCACCATTAACTGTTGTTGGAGCTGTTAAATCTGCTTCTGGAACACAATCATCGTTTTATCTTTCAAATGCCGCACAAACAAGTGGCTTTTTGCTTGGCAGAAGTTTGGGAAGTGATGATGCCCAAAACTTCTTTATATACGATACTGTAGCGGCTTCCACGCGAGTTTATCTTGACTCCAGCGGTAACTTGGGTATTGGTAACTCATCTCCTCCTACTGGTGTTCGTGTTACTTCTAGAGCGCCATCTGCTTCTGGGTACAACTTATTTTTAGAACAAAATAATGGAAGTGATGGATATTTGTTGGCGTGTACTTCTACTGATGGAGCTTTAACATTTTCTCGTAGGGATACTAGCGGAACAGTTACTACAGAACGGATGCGCCTTGACTCAAGCGGCAATCTAGGTGTTGGCACAACTTCGCCTTCTTCAAAGTTAACTGTTGCTGGAACTATTGAATCAACAACAGGCGGCATTAAATTTCCTAACGGCACAACACAAACAAGTGCTACTCTTTACAATGTACAAACATTTACAAGCAGCGGTACATGGACTAAGCCTACAGGCGCAAACAATGTACGTGTAATTTCCATTGGCGGCGGTGGTGGTGGCGGTTCAGGTCGCAAAGGCGCTGCGGGAACTCTCCGCACGGGTGGTGCTGGCGGTTACAAAGGCAACTACATTGACACAACACTCAACGCTTCTGACCTGACATCTACAGTGACTGTCACTATCGGCACGGGTGGCACAGGTGGCGCAGCTGTGACCGCAAACAGCACCAACGGAAACAACGGTACAGCTGGTGGTGACACTACGTTTGGAACGTATCTATCTTCATACGGTGGATTTGCTGGCGCTGGAGGTTCTACAGCTAATTCATCACCAATTGCTACAGCAAAATCAACAACTGAAACTGTTATGACTAGCCAAACTACAGCAGGGATTGCTCTTCTTAATCCAGTTAACTTTGGTATTGGTGCTAGTACGTCTGGTTTTGGTGGTGCATATGGAAATTTTGGCCCCGGCGGTGGCGGCGGTGCTAACTGCTTGACGGCAGTAAACGCTTTGGGTACGACTGTTGGTTATGGTGGTTACGGGGCAACAAATATTAACGGCGGTTTTGCTGGTGGTACAGCTTCCATTACTGATGGCGCATCAGGTACTGCAGGTACAGCCGCAACATCTAGCAAACCTTATGGTGGTGGTGGCGGTGGTGGCGGTAACGCATCTCTCTTAACCAACGCTGGCTCTGGTGGCGCTGGTGCTTTGTATGGCGCTGGTGGCGGTGGTGGCGGAGCATCTGTTGATTCTGTCGGCAACTCAGGTGCTGGTGGTGTCGGTGCAGACGGTATTTGTGTTGTTATTTCTTGGTGATAAACATGGCAAAGTACGCAATCATTAAAAACGGCATGGTAATCAACACTTGTGTGTGGGATGGTGTGACCGAATGGCAGCCGCCTGAAGATACAGAAGTTGTTGAGCTTAGTGAAGACAATCTCGCTGGTGTAAGTTATTTATACGCTGACGGAGTATTTACGCCTCCACAAACGTCTACCGAAGAAGGAAATTAAGATGAACACTTACACATGGAAAGTCAATCGTGTTGATTGTCATGACCTTGAAGGCAAACCTGATGTGTTAACTACCGTTCATTGGACTTGCGAAGGCACTAATGGTGACGTATCAATTGGGCACAACGGCGTAACATCTTTGCAAGCACCAAAGGATAACTTCATCTCGTTTGATAATCTCAGTGAAAACGTAGTGATTGAATGGGTGCAGGCCGTCTTAGAAGATGAGGCAGACCGCCACTACAACGCCCAGCCTGAAGAAGACCGTGGTGAAAAGATGGGTGGTGTAGAGCGTGTGCATTTGATTGTTGACGGATACATCAACCATATTACGAAACCACCAACTGTTGAGAAACAACTTCCTTGGAGTCAAGAGTGAGTGTGTGTGTAAAACTATCTTACTACGCTATTTAATATGAACATGGAAGCACTCTCTTACGTAAAGTTCGGCGATAAAGACGGACTGGGGGAGATGCTTTTTGAAAACGGTGTGCAGCACCAGCTGTTCTACGAGATTCTTGCTGACCAAGGAATATTGATTCCTAAGTATCCTCTGACAGATGCTGACCCTGCTAACCTTGATGACTGGCTTTTTGTTCACAATCAAGAGCATCAGCGTCTGGCAAGTGTGCTGAATTTGGATAATCCTTTCCAGCTTTTAGATGCAGACTGGAATGTAGAAGATGACTTTTATGACTGGATTGGTGTGCATCAAACCATTCATCAACAAATAGCGGCAGCATTAAAGGTGTGATATGGCAGTCATTAAAAAAGGTTCAGCACCAATTGAAGGCGATGACATTGAGCAAAAGATAGCTCAGTTGCCTAAAGAGGACTCTCACTTTGAGCGTCAGGGCGACTACATGGTTCGTCTGGATGATGCTACTGGCGCTGTCAAAGAAAGAATATACAGCCCTGACAAAAGCCTTGGAGAAACAATAGCTCCATTTGCCATTGCCTATTTTCTTCCCGTTATTGGTGCTGAGATTGCCGCAGAGTTAGGTGTATCTTCCGCTGTAGGAAATGCCATTGCCAGCACTGCTGTGTCGGTTGCCCAAGGTGTTCCCCTTGAAGATGCTATCAAGACTGCTGCGACCAACCTTCTAGTGAGCAACGTGTCTGGCTCAGTCACTGGCACTCAAGACGCAAAAGATTTTATTGGCAGCATTAGCAGTGACCCTGCAACGCAAAACATCATTACCAATGTCTCTAATTCAGTTATTAACACTGTAGCAAAAGGCGGCACTGGCGAAGAAATTTTGACTAATGCCGTGTCTGCTGCTACGGGTACGGTTGTTGGGCAAGGAACAGACAGCTCAACAGCTGGTCAATTTGTTGGTACAGCACTGGCTACTGGTAGCCCCACTGCTGCAATTGGTGCGGCGGCTGGCTCAGCTGGCTCAGCAGCGGCAAAACCATCTACTCCTGCAGGAACACCCGTTGCAAGCGCAGATGATGATGTGATGAGTCAAATCACAAAGGCGTTTGAAAGCCCCGCCATTTTGACTGCTCGTTCTGATTTGATGGATGCCATCAATAACGCAAATTTAACACTAGAACAGCGTGAGTTTTTAACTTCTGCCATGAAAGATGTGCAGCTTGCACAGGCCTTACCAGCCACAATGACAGATGCTGGGGGTGGAACTCCCGGTCGTTTGGGGCTGCCTTTTGCCGCTAATGACCCACGTTTTGCGGAAGCTCTGAAAAACAATCCGCAACTTATTCAAAAGTTTAGCGAGTACACCAACACTTACGGCTTTAATACGCCGCAGCTGAATGTTGTTTACAAGTCTTTGATTGAGGATGAACTCAAAAAAGACCCAACATATCAGCCGTTATTGGATGAATACAAAAAGGTTACTGGCACAGACTATTCGCCACCAGCGACAGACCTTGGTGAAATTACAGTTACTGGAAAAAGACCTGTTTCAAGCGTTGTTGTTTCTGTAGACAATGTAAACAAAACTGCCCTTGTTATTGACAACTCAGGCAAGATTACATCTACAACAATTCCTCCTAATGTTGAGATTAAGCCTAACGACCCCGTGGTTGTTAACCCAGCAACAAATACTGTTTCCGCCGTTCCTGCTTTCCAGCCAAAACCAGAGTTTCCTCCACCAGAGCCTACGCCTACGCCCCCCTTTGTCGCTCCTACTACACCACCTGCTAACGAGCCACAAATACAGCCGCCTCCTGCGCCAGCTCCTGCACAGCCTTTTGTTGCACCAACAACGCCTCCAGCAAATGAGCCAAGCATTACGCCTGCTCCCGCACCAACACCAACACCAGAACCAACGCCTGCTCCTGCTCCAGCACCTGCTCCCGCTGTAGCACCTGCACCCGCACCTGCTCCTTCTCCTGCGGTTGAGCCTGTTGCTGAACCATCACCTGCGCCTGCGCCACAACCTTACGTCAGGCCTTCTCCTTTTGTTTTTCCGGCTGTCGAGCCTGCACCAGCACCAGCGCCATCGACTGAACCATTAATTTCACCAGCGCCTTCCCCTGCTCCAATTACCGAGCCATCAATTACGCCAACACCGTTTACAGAACCTCTTGTTCAGCCTGTAACCGAGCCTGTTGTTAGCCCAGCTGTTGCGCCAGCGCCATCACCGCAGCCATACCCTATTTCTTTTGCTGAGCCTGCTCCTGCGCCAGTACCTGAGCCAGCACCTTCAAGAGTTCCTGCCTCTACGCTGCCCAGTGTTTTCAATCCTGTATTGCCAACAATACTTGCACCGTCAATTACAACGCCTTCTACAACTTACACGCCATCAGAGCCGCCGCCTGATGAAACGCCAGAGCCTCCAATAGAAGTAACAGAGCCAGTAACTGAGCCATCAGGAGAGCCTGAGCCAACAACAGAACCTGAGCCTACAACACCAAAAGAGCCGGAAGTTGAAAAAAAACCAGACCCGTTTATTCGGGTTGGCGTGTCTCCAGTTAGGAGAAAAGGCAGAGGGCCAGCTGCGCCAGCTGATTATTCGCAAAGCTCACTCGCACAAGCCTTGACAGCTTACCGTGGTGCTGGTGAAATTGAGGGTGACCCGTCTGGCAAACCCCGCAAAAATGTGTGGAACGAAGCA